TATGATGAGTACTTTTAAATGCAGAATTTTGATTTGTCGTGAGTTTCAAAGCTCAATCAAGCAATCAAATCACCGAGTTTTAAAAGATGTGATTTTAAAACATAAACTCGAGGATGTTTTTCAGGTTACAGATTATGAGATCCGATGCGCTGAGACAGGTTCTAATATTATTTTCGCTGGGCTCCATCATAATTTGGATAATATTAGATCAATCGAGGGGGTGGATATTTGCGTAGTCAATGAGGCCCAGAGCGTTTCAGAAGATTCAATTGATACCTTAATTCCAACAATCATGCGCAACAAAAACGCAATAATAATCTATTCGCTGAATCCAAGATTCAAAACAGATGTCATTTGGACTCGCTTTATTGATCAAGAGCGCGAAGACACAAAAGTAATCGCAATTAATTTAAGCGACAATCGCTTTGCTGATCACAGCCTTTTAGAAATTTCAGATCAGTTGAAACAGTCTGATTTTGATCGGTGGCGTTGGATTTATGGAGGCGAATGCTTAGGCGAAGAAGCAATGAGCTTAATTAAAGCGCATGAAATCGAAGCAAGCAGAAAAAGAGAGCTAATTCGAGATGAGAAGTTGCCAATTTTAGCTGGGCTTGATGTTTCGGGGCTTGGCAAAGATTGGAGTGTTTTGATTAGGCGCAGAGGAAATGAAATTTTGAGCATCGACAAAATGCACAAAGGTGATACAAAAGAGGTCACTGCATGGGCGCAAGAAATCTTTTTTACAAAAGGGTTTGATAAAATCGCTATTGATGCAAGTGGAAGTACAGGAGTTTTTGATAATATGCGGCAGTGGTCGAACGCAACAAATCAAATTCAAGTGCTAAAGTTTTTAGGTGGATCAAAAGCAAAGCGAACAGAGTTATACTCAAACAAAAGGACCGAGTGCTATTGCCTTTTTCGTGATTGGATTCGTGAGAGTGGAGTTTTGACAAGTGATAGCTTTTGGGATGGGCTCCCAAATCAACTTTGGACGCCAACTCAGGGGGAGCAAATCAAATTAAACTCAAAGAAAGAGCTAAAAACAAGCCCAGACGAGTGGGACGCGATAAGCATGACCTTCGCCCTTGTTGGTACAATCGCAAAAAAAGATATTGAGTTTACAATGGAAGATATCTTAGATGGCAAGACAAGACGAACAAAAAGCAATAGGGTAACTTGGAACTAATAAAAGTATATTTTAAAGAAAAAAAGGAATTTGTATGAATGAATCAATTGATTTGAAAAAAGAAGACGAAAACGACATTCAAAAATACTACGATGAATATGACGAAAAAATAGGCGAACTTACTGCTGAGTGGTCAGATCAAAGCATAGCCAATACGCGAGCTATGGCATACGCAAGCGGTGGCCGTGGAATGTGGTCGGACGGAGTTTGGAACTCAAGAAATACTCTGGGCGAAGAGCGACCATGCCTATCACTCCCTCTTTGTCGCACCCATGTAGAGCGTGCAGTAGGTCCAATGCGACAGAGCCCACCAAGCCTCACAGTTAGAGTCGAAGACAAAGAGGTCCAAAAAAAAATAAGTGGCGTTTTGCGTGGAATCGAAAGAGCTTCAAGTGCAAGTGACGCATATATCACAGCAACAGAGCTTACAACAATATGCGGAATGGGATGGATAGAAGCTGTAATAGAAGAAGAGAGTGAGACTGCGGAGAATTGTATTAGGATCCGTACAGCAATAGATCCTAATTCGATCAAGATCGATCCGAATTCAGTTAGTTTATATGGCGCAGATGCTGAATGGATTATCAAAGAGGGTTTTATAGATACAAAAAAAGCAAAAGAAGAGTTTGGAGATGATGTAGAAACGAATATAGGCAAAAATTCATTTGTGTACCCAGTACCACCAAATTCAACTCTTGATTGCTCATATTATCGGATCAAGCGCAATGATCAAGGCGTGAAGACGTGTCTTATCACTCGCTTTGTGGGTGGGAAAGCTGTAAAACATATTGAATACCCTGCGAGCTATTTGCCAATCGTTCCGACTTATGGCAAGCGAATAAGTGGAAATGGAAAGCAACGATACGCTGGCATGATTCACTTCATGAGTGATGCGAACACGGCGATTAATATTTCAGCGTCAAATGTCATGGAGTCCCTTGCAAGCTCGACAAGAGTTAGATGGCTTTCTGCTGAGGGTACGACAGAAGACTTTAGTGAGTGGGATTCTCCAAATCAAAACCACACAAAACTCACATACAAGCAAACAGATGTCGAGGGGAACATGGCTCCACCACCTCGTGAAATCCAAGTGAATATTGGTGCTGAGGGTTATATGCAAACGGCATCTTTCTTTCAAGCACTTTTAGGAGATTTGAGTGGCGTTTCTGATGTGATGCGAAGCGGAATCTCATCAATGCAAGCAAGTGTTCAAAGCATCGGAGCGACAATTGAAACAAGCGAACTCTCAAGCTCGGACACCTTTGATCATGTCAATGCTTCAATCACGCAACTTGGACGAGCAATAGTTGAACTTCTGCCGATTGTTTACGACTCAAAAAGAGTTATAATTTTAGTCGATGAGTTCGGAAATTCAAAAAAAGAAAAGCTTGACCTTTCAACGATTCTTGATCCTGAGACGATGCTGATGTTGGAGGTTGAAATTAACTCAGGTCCAAGCAATGCAGTTAAGACTAAAAAAGCTCTTGCGAGCATTGAACAGATGTACACAATGAATCCCGAAAAGGGAGCTTTGCTACTCGGACAATACGCCAAGCTTTTGGATCTACCTGATCAAGAGCAATTTTTAAAGCTTGCTGATTTGATGCTACCACCCGAAGCTCGAAATTCAGATCCAAGCGCAATTGATCCACAGGCAGAGCAGGCTTTGCAAATGGCAAGCGAAGCAAGCGAGCAAAAAGACATGACAATCCAATATCTCAGCGCACAACTCGCAGCGGTTCAAAATCAACTCGCAAGTAATAAACTTTTAGCTGATATCGAAGTTTACAAGGCTGATCTCAAGTTCAAAACGGATCAGATGAACGACCAAACAAAGCGAGATATCGCAAATCTAAGCGCAAATCAATCAATTGAAGAAACGCAAATGAAGATTGAGGCCGATCACATTAAGCACGCAGAAGTAATCATGAAAGATGCATTTCACAAAGGTGTAGAGCATAAAAAGCAAGAGAATGACTTGCCAAAAGTTCCTCTTTCAATAATGAAAGAGATATCAGAAGCAAAAAGTAATGAGGAATTAAAGGAAAATGAAGAGTTTGAGAGAAAAGAAGATTAAAAAACATTACTTTTAACTTAGCAAACGAAGCTTATTTCGGGAAAGTTGTATACAAATGTCAGAAGAAGCACAAGCAGAAGTATTAGAAGCGGTCGCATCGCAGACCGAAGTCCCACAAGTTGAGACGATTGAAAATGAATCTCAACCTTTGGAAGCCGAAAAAACAAGCGAGGATTTAAGTTTAGACGATGATTCAAAAGGTGTCAAAAAAAGACTTGGCATCATGGCAAAGCAGCGCAATGAGGCACGAGCGGACGCAATTAGATACAAACAGCAATATGATGAATTGAATGCGATCACTCAAGAACAAAGGGAATCACTCAGCCCGTCCGAGATTGCGAAATTATCGGCAAAAGAAGCGCTACTTGAAGATAAAATTGAGTCATCAAATGCGAAGATTCAACAAGTCGAAGCGGATGAATGGGCGGAAAAAGTATCAACAATCGAGGGTTATTCTAACATAGTTGACACAGCCTTAGCCGACAAGGCGCATCCAATTCAAAATATTTCAAAGGGTCTAGTCGATTATTTGAAAGAAATTGATGGTGGTGAGCTTGCGACAATGGCTCTTTGTGAAGACAGGGAGCTTTGCAAAAAGATTTTGAATGCAAGTCCGCTAGCGTCAGCTCGAATGATTGAAAAGATTATTGATGCAAAGCAAGCAAGTTTAGTGCAGACAGACGCTCCAAAGGCTAAAATCGGCACAACTCCAAAGCCAAGCTCATCAGGCGTGGTTGCGCCAAAAATTGAAGTACATAAAATGACCACTGCTCAGTACATTGAGCACATGAATAAGATCGAAGCGTCTAAAAAACGCATCTACTAAAGGAAAGGTGACGATATGTCAGCATTAGACACGGCCGTAGCAAATGCGCTACTTTCAAAAGAGTTATTGCGTGTTATACACAACGCAACAGGCTTGACAAAAAAAATGAATCGTCAGCTTGATGCCGAATGGAATAAGGCGAATTGGAACGGATTCAAAAACGGATTGACGTTGAACTTTGTTAGACCTGCTCAAGCGACTGTTTCAACGGGCAAAAACATTCCGTTTAACTCAAGTACAGGAGGTTGGACGACAGGAGCGTGGGTTGAAAAAACCATTCCTGTTACTGTATCAGAAACGTTAGATTGGCTGCGCTCAGACTATACCTTTTCAACGCTACAATTGCAACAAATTGTATCGAACATGGATATGCGTGTGGTTAAACCCACATTCTTAAAAATGTGGTCAGAGTTTGAGAAGAAAATACTTTCAGAAACATTTCCCATGACGGGGAATAGCATTGTCGCTACAGGTACAGTTGGTGGAGCTGGTGGCTCACTTACTCGCGCTGATTTGTACAAAGCGCAAGCTGTCTTGACAAGCGCGGGCGCTCCAACGGAAGACCGAGTTTGCTATCTCGATTCATTTGCCAACGCTGGACTTTCAGACAATAACTCAGTGTTGTTTAATCCATCTTCACAAATCTCAAAAGTCTACGAAAATGGCGAAATCGGGACATTTGCAGGTGCTGATTTTGGTGTTTCTGAATTGATGGGGACTTATGACGTATTGCCAGGCGTGACCGATGGCGTTATCGGTGCCGGAACTTATACCGATGGCATGACCTCGATCAATATCGCTTCGGGCATGGCGAATGGCGTGTACAAAAAAGGTACAGTATTCACGATCACAAGCGCGGGCGCAGTCCCGATTAAGAAAGTAAATCTCGAGACTAAAGCGATCCAAGCGGGTCAACCGTACCAATTCGCTTTGTCAGAAGACTGCACAATCGCGGGCGGTACGGGAGTTCTTAAATTCAATGTTGCAACAGAACTTTATTCAAGTACAGCTCCCGGCGCACAATGGAATATTGAACGTTTGCCAATTGCTGGCGATTTGGTTAAGTTATTTGGATCAACAACTCTTTCTTATAGAATTGGTTGTATGTGGCATCCCGATGCCTTCGCAGCGACTCAAATTCCATTGGAAAATATCCTTGGGCTAAAAGGTTCAGTTGAGTCAGCAGAGGGCTTCTCTGCTCGCGTAACAAGCGGGCCTTGGATTGGAACAAGTGAGGAAGTCACTCGCTTTGACGTGGTCGCAAGGGGTGCTTTGATTCGTAATCAAAACGCTTGTAGAATCTTCACAGCGATTTACTAAATCTCAGTTCGACGAAAAAAGCCCTTAGAATTTTTCTAGGGGCTTTTTTTAATTTTAAATTATAAAGAAAGGATTTTTTATGACAAAAACAATTCAAATGATAAATTACTTGGGCGAAATTAAAGAGGTTGAAGATGACTCCCCACAACACCATGTACTCCGATGCCTTGGATATGCCGTAATAATCAAACAAAAAAGAGCAAAAAAAGAGGTTGAGAATGACGGCTAGAGAGCTTATAATCTTTGCTTATCGTCAAAGCGGTATCCTTGGATATTCCGAAACGCCTGATGCGAATTCGACTGAGATGGGACTTCACAATCTCAATATTTTAATCGAGACGCTTGCGATGGATTTCTTATATCCGCCAAGTGTTAAAAATGTATCATTCGTTATTGACTCGGGCGAAATCACCAAAAGCATTGGGAAACCAATTATTGGGCACCCCCTACCCGACATTTCAATCAATAGCGAAATAATCGAGCTTAGAGAAGCGCAAATACTTATCGGCAATGTTTGGAATAATTTGCCCGTGATTTCTTATGATGAAATCAGTTCGACAAGTCGCCTTAACCAAGCTGGCGTTATACCTCAAGCAATTGCTTTGAATCGTCCAAGTGATCCATATCAAGAGTTGAGTCTACTGAGTCCAAGTGCGGGATCTTGGACAATAAGAATCACAATCAATGGCAATTGCGATACCTACGAACTTGACGATGAGATGAGTATTCCAAGCGGTTACAGAGTGCTTTTAGAGTATGGGCTCGCAACAAGGCTTTTGATTGGCTCGGGCATGGACTCAAGTTCAATGGCTTCTTTGTATAACTAAATTTTGGG